GCTCAGAGGAGCTATCAATCGACCTGGGGAGGTGTATTTCTATTGTGCTCCTACTTATCGGATGGCAAAGGATATTGCGTGGAAAGAGTTGAAGAGATTAACACCAAATATTTGGATAAAAAGTAAGAATGAGACAGATTTAAGGTTGGAATTGATAAATGGCTCAACTATTGAATTGAAGGGAACTGAAAATGCAATGGCATTAAGGGGAAGAAGTCTTGCTGGTGTTGTATTGGATGAAGCTGCATTTATGGATCGAGATGTATGGGCGGAGGTGATTAGACCTGCTTTGGCTGATAAACAGGGATGGGCTTTATTTATCAGTACTCCTGATGGCACGGCTAGTTGGTTTTATGATATGTGGTGTTTTTGCGGCGAACAGGAATGGGATGATTGGCAGAGATGGAGTTTTACTACGATAGAAGGGGGTAATGTTGCGAAGGAGGAAGTAGAGGCAGCTAGGTCACAATTAGATGCAAGGACATTCAGACAGGAATTTGAGGCTAGTTTTGAGAATCTTACTGGTTTGGTCGCTGTTAGCTTCAGTGATAACAATATTGATAAAGAAGTAGCTGATCTACATATGCTGCCCTTGTTATTAGGATTGGACTTTAACGTTGACCCTATGGCAGGAATTTGTGCATATAAGCATGACAATAACCTATATGTGTTTGATGAAATCATGCTAACAGGTGGTGCTACCACTTGGGATTTTACAGAAGAGGTTGTGAGAAGGTATGGCGTTGATCGAAGAATTATTGCTTGTCCTGATCCTACTGGTAGTGCAAGAAAAACTAGTGGAGTGGGAGTTACAGATCACACAATACTTAGAAGATCTGGCTTTACAGTTATGAGTCCGAAAAGTCCTTGGAAAATTAGAGATAAAATAACTGCTGTTAATACTGCCTTGTTAGATGCTAATGGAGATCAGAGAACTTTTATTCATCCAAGATGTAAAGAATTGATAAAAGCATTAAGAACTCTTACATATGCACCAAATACTGGACTTCCTAATAAAAATCTAGGAGTTGACCATGCTTTTGATGCTTTTGGTTACCTTTGTCTACAGCAATTTAACCTTGCAAAACCAGAGACACTCGGTCAAACTGCGTTTAGAATATACTAAGAACAACCTAATTCTTGCTATGTACCATTCTACAA